CGCCGGCCACAAGTTGTTCACTGACTATCCCATGTTCCAGCAGGCTGATTGGGAGTTGCAGTGCTGCTTGCCCGAGTGCTATCGCCAGGCGTTCATCAGCTCCGATGACTCGAAGTCCTCCGGATGGACGGGCATCGTATGGGCCAATGGAGGCAACAAGGGCGCTGTGAAGCTCCACTACCAGGAGCAACTCTACAACGTCGTTGCGGAGCGCTACGCCCTGCTCCACTTGGTCGCGTTTGCTCGTGAGACCGAGCACTGGTATGACAGTGGAACCTGGCTGGGCGCCAAGCCTGGTTGCGACGAGCGCTTGCGCAAGTACTTCACCGGACCTTGTCTGGCCTTGCGCGATCCTCAGGTTCTCTTTGTAAAAGGAGAGCCGCATTCGGCCAAGAAGCTGGCTGCCAAGCGCTATCGACGGATACACAATCTCTCGTTCGTCGACAGCTTGATCCGCGCGATCGCCCACGTGCAGTACAACCACAGCCTGATTGATGTCTACCAGGCAGCCCACTTCGGTGACGTGGTGGCGCTTGGCATTGGACACCATGATGTCGGCTTGGAGAAGATCGCGCGCACGTTGGAGCGCCAGATGGCCACTGGCGGTGTTGCCTCTATGGACGCAGAGGGGTGGGACGCCTCTTTGATGGAGGACCACCTCGCCACTGCCACAGATGTGCGCATCGCTGCTGTGGAGCGGTGCACAGGCGACTACGTCTGGTGGTACAAGCGCCTGTTGCGGGTCTTGTGCCACCTGGACAACCGCCATCTATTGCTACTTGGCCAGACCCTGGTCGTGAACGACCAGGCAGGAATGCTAGCTAGTGGACATGCTAGCACGTCGGCCAACAACAGCATCGTGCGCACCAACACCTTTCGTGCCGCTTGGTATCGCCGGAAGGGGTTCTGCAATCGCACTACGGCGGCGACGGGCGACGACCTCACCGTTGCGACCTACGGCTTGGACATCGACGATGTCTTGGAGACACTCTCCACATGGGGCATCAACACCAAGCCGGGGTCGCTGACGGTCGGCACGCCGTTGACATCATCTGGTGTGCCTGTCGCCGAGTACACGTCGCACGCCTTCTACCGGTCAGTTGAGAATGGCCGGCCGACTTACCGCGTAGAGTACATGAACTCCGCGAAGACCCTCAACCGCTTCTTGACAAAGAGCGCATACACGGACGGTTCCATCCACTACGACACTGACGCAGCGGACGGGGTCGCTTTCGTGTTGCGCAACACCCAGCGGGAGTCGCGTTGGTTCAGAGAATTCATTGAGTCCATGGACCCCGATGCGGAGCTGCGGGAGGTGTACTGCCCTGGTGTGTAACCGGGTAAAACAACGACTGCAAAGTGGGCATTGACCCACCTTACACGCTCGCCATGGCTTTACGCCGGCGGGCACGCGCTCGAGCAGCAAGCTCCCGGGGCAGCGT